TTTATCAATGGAACCAATCATATGATTGGTTGTCATTTGTTTGGATCTTCAAGTGGTAATACTTGTATGAGATTTACAGATGATATGATAATTAGAATGGGACTCGCTTTAAAACCTTTAAACTAAATCTGCGGATGGAGAGCATTTCTCTAGTTGATCCTACGGTAGCATTTTATGTGGATCAAATCGGAGTTAATATGTGCTATGACCCTAACGCAGAGCCTACCGATGTATATAAAAAAATTGTCATGACGAAAGATTCCCCTGGCTTTAAGCATTTGGGTCGAGTCAAACGTTATGTTTTTTATAAGAAAATAAATATTAAACCTAATATAGTCTGTACCTCGTTTTTACAAACTGAGGAGGACGTTTTAAATAATTTTAAAATAACACACCGGCAGTGTAGCCCTAATGGGAGTTCTGGCTACACTGCTGTTCAGCACTATTCAAAACTTCCCCCAAGGAACTATGATAGTGATGGAATCGAGTTTTGCGTATCAATGTATGCACTTGATGTTTTTTAAATATGTAAATAATAGCCCTATAACGAGTATGGCGGATGTTAAAACTAACATTAATAAGCAAACCAGTTGTGGTTATCCTTATAATATTAGTCCAGAATTTACAGATAAGAAGTGTTTTTTCGATCTTCCAAATTGGGAAGGTATAATTGAAGCTTTGCAGGAAATAGCTTTGAAATATCCCAATTTTAAGATTTGCTGGCAGGTTAGCCAGAAGTATGAAGTTAGATCTAATGATAAATTAGATTTAGAAATACCGAAAATTCGTGTTTTTTTAAGTGCCCCTGTTGATTTTGTTATTTTACAGAATAAATACTGTCTCGCCTTTAATAAGCGGATGATGGGTGCCTATAAACATACTTGGTCGAAGCTAGGTATGAGTAAATATAGGATGGGGTGGCAGGAGCTACTAAATTATTTTAGTGGTTTCAATAATGTTTTTAGTGTTGATGGTGAGAAATTTGATACCACTATCAGTCATGTTTTTACTGATCAAATCAGGAGGTTCCGTGTTGAGAGCACAGATCCAGTGATAGATAAGATTGAAGTGAATTCGGTACTAAAGTTCATCTATAATAATATCAGGAATCGTTATTAGTTCTTGAACAAGGTGATTTAGTACTTAAGAGCAG